CAATACAATCACATGATTTAGAATAAGGTGGGTCTTCAATTCACCCGTCGTCTCGTATCTTTTGAGTAATCTTTTGATGTATTTGAAGCGTTTGAGGTCTTCTTCAAAATCACTGTAAGTTACTGACGACGGGTTATTGTAGTTTTGAATGGCAAAGAACAACCAATTCTCATGGTTCAATTCACTGATGTTCATTTAAATCATGCAAAAGTTAATGTTGCGCTATCAGAGATAACTTCTTCAGCACCAGCAGTTGAGGTGATCTTGACACGGAACTTATAACCATCCCAATCTGCCTTATCACCAGCAGTGATTGTTAGAGTATCAGTTGTTGCTCCACTCCAAATGCCACCATCGGTAACATTGGTCCAGCGAGTTCCTGTTGGGGTTTGACGCTGCCACTGATATAGAAGTGTGCCAGTTGTAGCAGATGCAGTAACAGCGAAGGTATCGGTTACAGGATCAGCAGCACCAGTTACATCTGCAGGTTGTACAGAGATGGTGATAGCGGATGCTACATCAGCAGCAACAGCATCATCAGTATCAGCAGTGTTAGCAGGAGCACTCTTGAACGATGCTAGATGCTGTGCCTTGTGGCGTGTCTCACCAGAAGCATCGGTGTATGAAGTATACTGCCACCAACCAGGAGCATTCAATCCACGCTCTGTATTCTCAGCAAGTGTTGCCTCAACAGCGTCGATGAAAACAACTCTTGCTTGAATAGCGGCGTTGCCTTCGGCACCAGCGGTAGCATTGCTGTTGCCATCGTGTGCTACAAGTGTCCCGTCAGACTCATACTTCTTAACGGAAGCCTTCTCAGTTGTGTTTAGAACTTTAATTGATTGTGCTTGCGTTTCAGCACGGCTATACAAGGACATGGATACGTACTCCAGTGATAAACATTTTTTCCTAATTTTTATTTATAAAAAAGGGGAGCCCTATTTAGAGTTCCCCTTGCGTAAAACGATCTTTAAGAAGTTTGTGATTATATCTAACAGTCCATTCTCCTCAAATCTTTTTGTTTTTGCTAACCACTCAGATGCAGTTAGCAAAAGACCTAGGACAATGGTTACACCCCAGTTAGTTACAAAGCAGGTAATCATTCTGCCTTAGGCTCTTCTGGTTTGAAGAGAAGTTCTTTGACGGTAGCAAGGACCATATCATCGATGCTATTGTCAGTTGATTTCACATACTTTGTCAAAAGATCAATAACAAGATTCTTCACTGCTGGATGTGTAGCAAGTTGAAGGACAAGTGGTTTTACCACTGCTACTAGTGCGCCCATGGATATCTCCACACAGAACGCAGCTATTTATCAACCCTTGCTCTTCATGTAGTCGGTTGCTGTCTGGATGTAATCTGCCGCAAGGGTTATCTTGGATTGCACCCACTCTGGTAGATTATCAGCAGGTTGTAACATATCATGAAGTTCTTGAGCATTTCTAACGACACCTTTTAGTTGTGTCTTTGCCATGTCTCCTTCATAATCATACTCACCCTTATCATAGTTCTCCTTCATCTTCTTGTTCTTATGCTTCCAAGCAGTAGCATAAGCAATCCCCTCTTTATCCTTAGGGTAATTCTTTTTGATGTGCTTAACCATGCGCTCATACTTAGCGCCTGGGGGTGCTTTCTCTTGAAGATCTGGATGTGGAGCGTAGAGTGGTCCTTTGTAATCACCAGCAAATGTTTCATTTGTTGGTCTAGTTGTCATTGACTTACCATTGCCATCATTGACAACTGGCATCACTTCTACAGTTCCTTTCTTTTTCTTTCCCTTGCGGTCTTTCTTTTCGCAACCACAATCTTCACAGAACTGTCTAAAGGATTTCATTTCTTGCCCTTCATTGCTAGGATTTTACCAATCTTCTTGCGACGAGCATGGAGATACTTGTCGGACTTATCGGTATCACCATCGTTATCGATGTCGCCATCTTCCTTGCCAACTGGATCTAGTTTCTTCTCTGTGATCTCTTCGCCTTCTGGTTCGAAACCTGCCTTGACACAATCATCAACTTTCTTGCCGCCCTTCATCTTGGTGCCAGCATACTTATAACCTTTCCAGCAAGCCTTACCGTCTAGACCTTTGACCTTCTCAATGACATAAGTCTCGCCGTCAACGTCATACTCTTCACGCTCAAGAACTTCGAATTCTTCTTTCTTAGGAGCAGACTCTTGTCCAACGTATCCACCTTTCTTCGCTTTCTTTTCTTTCTTAGTGGTATCTTCAATCTCAGCACCATGAGACTGGCGATCCATTCCGTCGAAAGGTGCTTCGCTAATGGTGGTATTCTGGAAGGTATCTCCTCCCATCCATCTACCATACGACTCCATCAACGCAGACGAAAAATCATCGTTGCTGTTGACGTTATTAACTGGCTTCTGATACTTCATCGTTTAATAAGGAGGTTCTTCTCGTATTATTTATAGATCTAATATTCCTGATCCACTCACGGAACATTTCACCATCCTCAGAAATTACGATAGCATAATTGCCACCGACCCTGTGAATGTGTCCCTTCTCACCTGTGCGTGAAGACATTACAGCATCACCTTCTTTGAATACTTCCTGCTGTCTTTGCTGTTGACGCAGTGCTTCTTCTCGTAGTTTCTTGAAATCTTTCATTATCCTTTATATGTTGTAGGAATTCTAGCCTTAAGGTCATCAAATAATTTTTTACAATCTCTATCGTTCAGTGCTTGAGGAATACCAGAACGAAATTTAGCAAAGTCATTAGCAACTACTGCCAATCTCATTTTGGTTGCGGAGATTGCAAATGTTCCGCCATCTGGATCTCTTTTTCCAGAAGATTTTATTTCAAACTTTCTAAAAGACCAGTCAATACCGTTTCTTTTTTCGAGCCAACTAAAATTGCTTACTTGATCCGAACCAACCATATAGACTATCTCATCATATCCAGCAAGCATTAACTCTTGCAGAATAGGTGTAGCTCCAGTTGGTCCAGAAAATATTTTACCACGATGTTCTGGAAACATCAACTTCATGTAGTGAAATTTTAGATCGGGAGGAAGCGGATCAGTTCCATTCTTTGTAACCTTCTGGGAGATATAAATTCTATAATCATTACTCCCAGCAGCTCTTTTCACCGCATCAAAATTTTCCTTATGACCTTTCGTAGGAGGATTAAACCTACCAAATGTGAAGTAGCAAACCTTTCCGTCTAACGCCATTGCTTCTGTAAGGTGAAGTTATTGTAAGCAAACTCCAAGCGATTAACAAACTTGATCATGCTGCCATCCTTGTGAAGAACATATCCTTCTGGAGTTGTGACCTTATATCCTTTCTCCGTCTGAACGAAAGTTCTGAACTCTTCAAGGTGGTCTAGTTTATCTATAACCATTTGCTTCACTGCTTGCAGTTCTTTATACAAGGTCAGCATCGCCTTGAACTTATAAACATTATCTACAAGGTAGTTTTCACTAGCGTAAACAAGGTTGCGTTTCTTAGTAAGGTTATCAACAGTCTTAATCTTTGCAAGTTCCTTACTCATCTTATCATGATAGAAGTTTACTAGATCATACAAACTCTCATCGATATTACCAATGCTTCTAGCATTTTTGATTTCGTTATTGAAGAACTGCTTTAGGTAAGATGCGATGTGGAACTTAGCATCACCAGTTGTGCCAGTAGCGCCAACCAGTTCATCCAAGAAATCTCCACAGATCTGACACATGCGCTCGATCTTAGAAATATACCTATCAAACTTACTCATTTCTGCACGAGAAAATCCAACTCTATGCATAGGAGTATCATTTTGAACTACCAAAACGTCAGCAGATTCTTTTACTTGAGCACCAGCTCTTGCCTGCATTGTAGATAATTCATCGCCAGTATAATGAGTATGAAATACTACTCCGATCTTTGCTCTGCCAGCTTTTTTACCAATATCGTGGTCAACAGGGATGCCATAAGTAATAGTGTTTGGTCGAAATGTGTAGAGTTGTTCTCCATTTATATTCTCCTTTCTAATATCAGAAGTGAATAACAAATCTCCTTGAACTACACCTTCAATTCCAAGTTGACTGAAATAGCGTAAGGAAAATTTTAATTTCTCTGCTAAGTCTCCTTCGTACCACCCATCAACCTGCTCTTCGCTGTAGCATAACTTGGGATCAGTTTTATTGAATACAGATTTTGTGCCAACAAAAAACATTCCAGTGTTGGGATCAGTTCCACAAATAACAGATGGAGCACCATCCCATTTGGTTTGCATAAAACCACTACTTTCCTGATGACCCATCATCTTACGCAGTTCTTTCAGAAAGGAAACTGCCGCCATGCATCCATCGACGCCATAATTCAGCATCTCATCTTCCAGGTGTTCTAAGTGCTTGAGCTGTTTGATGTTTGCCATTACTTTTTGTAGTAGTCTCCATTGGTATGAGTGGGATAAATTCCACCACTCTTGTTTCTAATATTGAACTTGAACTCATATGACATAGTTTCAAAGATCATGTCAATACGTTTACCAGTTCCAGAGACGCCACCGTAATTGACTTCCACGGAGTTTCCAACCAGTGTAGCAGCTCTGTTCATGTAATTCTGGTCAATTTCATAGAACTTCAACTCAGTTCCAGTGTAGTGCGCCATCCAATACCCATACCCAACACCACTCTTAATCAAATCAACTAATGCTTGTTTTCCAGAAGGTGTCAACGTTGTATGACTAACATGATCCTGTACTGTTGGACCAGGACTTTTGCCATAATTAGCAAAGACATCCAAAAACTTCTGATAATCAATGCCAAACATATCTAAGTAGGTTCTACCATCATCAGGAATTTCCCCAGATTTTAATTTTCCTTCTGGGAACAATGCAAGTTTTCCTTTACCACTACTTCTAATACCGCAGTTAAAAAACGATAGTGTGCTGCCAAACTTTACAGAAATGTATACAGGTTTGCCAGCAACTATCAGTGTAATATCTGTCAACGTAGATCCAATCTCATTGGTGGTCGCTCCACCAGCAGAGATAATAATATTATTTCCTTTTTTTGCTAGTGGTCTTGCTTGGTTCTTTTCACCTTCACCAATTGCTCTTACTGGTCCTTCACCATACTTTTCAATCATAGCAGCAACGATCATATCAACATGATCTTTATATTTTTTTACTGCTACACCAGAACAATGATCAATCAATGCTTGGGTCAGATCTTCTTCATACTGATTGCCCATATTAACTTTCTTACCGCCCTTGATTTGTCCACCAAACTCAGAAGTTTTGGCAAAGTCTTCTAAGTCAAGTTGAAAGTCCTGACTACTAATTCTCTTTGGTACATTTTTACCAGGAGGAAAGTTACATGTAAATTCTATATTATTTTTTCCACGAAGACCCTGCCTACACACTAGGTCAAATAGCATCTTCGCAGAAGTTTCTTTTCCAGGACTTCCAGCAATGTCATGAAAGTCTTGAAACTGAGAGGTTTTATATTTACCACCATTCTTTGTAGTAACAGTAAAACCAGATACTTGAACGATACCGATATCAGTCAAGAACCTATTTTCTTTACCATTCCTGTTAAGTGCTTTATCAAAGAAGGT